AATGGATTCGATTCACTGAAGTCCAGTATCGTATCATCCAATGTTTCAAACAACTCATTTTGAGCTGTCTTATCCGTTACTCCATCACCTACTATATAGTCTTCCTGTATAAGATACTCATCACCACCAGTTTCAAGTAGAATACTTCCTGTTTCGTCTTCAATAGTAAACTGGTAATCCGAACTTGCAATTGAGAGAGAATCTTCAATCGCATCAATCTCTGTAATACCTGTTTCAAGTGTTTCTGATCCATAATCAAAGAGGCGACATTTTAGTTTATAAACTGGATTTTGGTTTAACTGAAAGAAAGGATCGTCATGATCAACAAAGTTAATCTCAAATAATTTTTTAAGCACAGGATGATAAATTGCGTCACCCTCTAGAGGACGATCTGCATCAGTTGCATCTGTTTCATTCAAAATATAAAATGTTTCACCTTCTAGTTTAGATGTTGCTATCGATCCCGACTCTAAAAGAATAGAACCAGATGAGGTTGTGTCTGTTGCAGTTTCAATCCGAATTTGTTTTGTCTTCTCTTGAAATCTTTTCTTACTGACAATGAACGTAGCTTCACTTAAATTCTGCAAACCAAATTGACTCATTATTTCTTGTTCACCGGCATAACCACCTTCGGAACTTTCCATGTACATTTCTATAGGTGCCTGAGTTCTGAATTTAGATAACGAATCCTCACCAAGAACTGTGTCCTCAGCGACAAGTTCACGGTCAAGATAATATACATCATGACCATGAATCTGAATTGCTTCTACAAGCAAATCAGCATATAGTAGTTTTTCAGATGCAAGTATATTAGTTACGTTTGTTACGGCCATTATGCTACACTCCCAACGTCACCGAATGGATTTGATTCGCTGAAATCTAAAACTGTGTCATCTAGATTATCAAACAAATCGTTCTGTGCAGTTTTATCAGTAACACCATCACCAAGCACAAACTCCTCAGATATAATGTAACTACCATCTTCAAGTATTAAACTTTCACCAAACGAAAGTGGGTCAAAAGAAACAACTGTAGAGTCAAGAGTTACAGTGGTGGACAAATCAAGTTCACTGAAGTCAAGAGATATTGGATCACCAAGAATACTTGACCTTTCAAGGGTAAATTGAAATTCAGAACTAGCAGTTGATAGGTCGTCAGATATTGCATCAATTTCACTAATACCCGTTTCAAGTGTTTCTGAACCATAATCAAAGAGGCGACATCGCATTTTGTAAACAGGGTTATTATCTAATTGATAAAAGTACTCAGGAACATCATCATCTACAAAATTAATTTCAAAAAGTTTACCCAACTGTGGGTGATAAATTGCATCACCCTCAAAGGGTCTGTCAGAATCAGCTGCATCAGTTTCGTTTAGTATATAAGATATTGTACTGTCAGTTACCGTACCAGACTCCAGTTGAAGAGAACCAGATTCCGGTGAGTCTGTACCATCCTCAAGTTGTATTTGCTTTGTCTTCTCTTGGAACTTTGTCTTACTTACAAAGAAGGTTGCTTCACTTAGATTTTGCAAACCAAATTGAGTCATCAGTTCTTGTTGACCAGCAAACCCACCACCAGAGTCTTCCATATACATTTCAATAAGAGATTGTTTGTTAAATTTTGACAAAGAGTCTTCACCAAGAACAGTATCTTCTGCAACAAGTGTACGGTCAAGATAATAGACATCATGACCCTTGTGACGAATAGCTTCTGCAACTAAGTCAGCATATAGAGACTGTTCAGATGCAATCGCACTCACACCATTTGTATGGAAGTGTTTATTAACTGCCATAGTTACCCTACCATGTAATTTACTGGTAACTCAAATGTGAGTGCGATTTGTTCTTCTAACTTATTAATCTCTTCCTGTGCTTGTGAGTAAATTGTATCACCATTCATGGTAACACCGCCCAACATTGCAACACCACTAAACTTAGACAGGTTCGCACCCCACTGTTGTTTGATTAGTGCAGTTGCATATCTCTTGAGATAGATGTCGTCAAAAATATCTGTGTAAGTTGCTGGGTCTAGTTTACGATAACACTCGACAATGATATAGTCTGTTCCAGCAGTAAAGTCATTCTCCCAATCTGCATCGATGTACAGACGGTTTTGATGTTGGTTGAAACGGATTGGTGTTTCACCCACAAGAATATGTTCTAGAAAATCTAAGTTGTCCATAGCCATCTGATACTGAATGACAGACGTAGAGGACAGGTCAAATAAATCATTGAGACGCAACTGGTAACGCATATCAAACATGTTACTACCACCACCCGTGTCTGTAAATGGCCATACCTGTATCACAGACACAACAGCACTCGGCATCGGGATAAAGTTATTACCCTCCAGAAATGTTGCGGTGATGGAACTATCTGATGTGTCAGTTGAGGTTGAGGTTGTATTTGCCCGAGCTCTTGTAACTTCTTCTTCGGTAATAAGATGTTTAAGATACATCTTTTCGATACCGTCATAGTGATACTGTGCAAAGAATTGTAGTGCCTCATCGATACGATCATCTGCTTGGTCATCTGACACGTTGATATCAATGACACCAGAACCTAGTGCCCTAAAACAATAATCTTTGAATGTTGATTTACTTGTAGGTATGGCCATGAAGATATCCTTTTTTATATATTTATAAGATTTGGTTTATGTAGGACATCATGTATTGTGAGGTTTTGACGGTAATGCTTGATAACTGGACAATTTTGGTTTCCATACTGGAAATTTTTGGTCTGCATAGGCATCATGTCTTGTTTCTGGAATACTCTCTTTTGTATAATATTTCCCGTATTTTCCCTCCTTCATAATAATATCATCAAGCTCTATCGCACTAAAACCTTCCTTTTTCTTATTATTATACCATTCCCGACATTTACATTTAGCACACTTACCACATGGACAGTGAGAAATTAAATTCTGTAGTTCTTTTGGTAATGTTTCTAATGTTTGCCACCTACCCATATGTTTAGTTTTATGATTCATCAATGGCCATTCGATAGGAATATCTGTGTAATCTCTAACTATAGAATAATCTATTCTAGAATATGAATTTCCTCTCCTGTAATAATTTTCAACTGGTTCTGAACTTTTAAAATACCAATTTGAGGGACTCCAGTTGTATGTATTATAACCTATGCATATTAAATCTACATTATACGTTTCTGCTAACAAAGCAACATTATACCATTTTGATCTTACAGTTTCTAACATAACATCACCAGCACGATCTTCAATATCTGAAAAATCAAAATCAAAATCACGAACATTTTCTTTCAACCAATTACAAACAATAGGATACTGTGCTAAATCCTGATCAGATGCATCAAGTGTAAGTATCCGTGATATCACATCATCCGTAGTTTCGGTAAGAAGTTTGTACAACATAGCCACACTATCTGAAGAAGAACTAGTTGCTGCGAAAACTTTCATAGTCTCTCCACTCATGAGGTTTGTTTCTGTGGTTTGTAAAATGTACAAACTTTATATCTGGATGAAACTCCCCACCCATATATATCCAATCGTTACCTGTCTTTTTTTTATATTTTTCAGTCATATTGTATTGCCAAGTTCTGTTATTTTTATAATCAATAACTTTATTATCTGCAACCCATCTGGTAAACCATTCGTCAGGAAGTGTAATAAGTTCTAGTCTCTCATTCACACTATCTCCTACAAAATATTGTTCTCCATTTACTGGACCTGTGGTAGTTCCGTTTTCAATGTAGAACTTTTGCCAATGGTGAATATCACTCATAAACTTATCGTAGATATAACGACACTCCTTCGGATAGTATTTGAAGAACCCACCATTAAGTTGATAAACATCTGCATCATTTCTCCACCATCCCGGCATCGCAACAAACTGTCCCGGCTTGATTGGATAGTCAAAAACCTTCTTATAATCATTGGCCAATAGAATGTCAATGTCCATAACACAGATAGGTTCATCAGTGTCCATCTGCATACCCCACATCTTGTTCCATTGCAAAGTTACGTCTGGATGATATGGTTCACGAATCCAGATAAAGTTATGTTCTGGTAGTTTGTTCTCTAAGTATGTCTCATACTCTGGACCATACTTATCACCGATACGAACCGCTACGATATCCATCTATCATACCTCTGTTTTGTCGGAGTCCACCCTCGTAAATAAGCTCCATCTGCGTGTTTTAAAACATCCAATAAGTTATTATACGCATCGACCAATTCATCTAGAGTATAATATGCGTGTGACATGTGATAACTGAAGATATTAGTTGCGTCAAAAAATATAGTTTTACCTTTGATTTTTTCCAAAAGTCTGTCATAATTTGGTGATATCAAGTCCATCAACCAGTATTCAATGTCATAATCATTGTGCATTTTTTGTTCTAATTTTCTCAAATCTTCAAATGCAGGCATATCTCGTTTTG